ATCAATCAGTCTGGCTAATTTCTTTGTAGGACTTTCTAGAGCTGATAGCTGTCCTTCGACGCCTGCAAGCTCTGCGGCAAGTCTTGCAAAGTTCTTAGGGTCAGTGAACTTGTTTGTCGCATCTAATGCAGCAAGTGTCTCTGTTCTGATTGCCTGCAGATCTCTCTTACTGCCTCTCTGTATACCCTGCTGCGCCCTGATGCGACTGTTTAAAAGATTTATCTGTCTCGCATAATTACTAGTTGCACTACCAGTCAAAAAAGTGTTTGCTTGTACTTCTTTTAGTGCACTTACTTGTTGCCTTAACTGGTTTACACTGCCTTGCTGTATACCACGAGCTTTGTTGTATGCCTGATTAGCAGACTCGAGCTTGTTTACTAATTCGTTATAAGCATCACTGCCAGTTTTTGTTGCATTGCGTTGTTGCGTTAATGTAGCAACAAGAGCCCTAGATGATGCAACAGAACCTTGTTCTGCAGTGGTTAGCTTTCTAATCGACTTAGCTAACTTCTGCGTGCCTTTGTCTAGCTTATCTGTGTCTTCAAAAGCTTCCTTGATAACGCCACTACCTCTAGTGGTCGTTTCAATATTTATCTTTACGTCTTTACCGTTTACATCATCAGCAGCAGCCTCTACATCCTTAAGGGCTTTTGCTAAACCTTCCGCAGTATCTGTGAGTCCTACCAGCGAATTGACATCGACATCACCTTTTATTCGTAAGGTAAGATCGGCCATTTCATCCGCAAGACTATGCTAGTTTGCCAACAAAAAACCCCGCCGAAGCGGGGTAATTGATATAATAGCCAGACGATATCAGGGGTTGACGTCAATATCCAGTTTGTAGGGACCGTAACCACTCAGAGTGGCAGTCCAGGACACGATAGAACCAGCCTCAATGGACTCAGAATAGCCCTCGAGAGTACCGTAGCCATACACAGCCTCATCAGTGCCGGTAGGACCGATACGAGCGATCTTAACGCGCAGAGAGTTGTTAACAGTGTTTTGCTCAGTCAGGCGCAGAACTTGATAACCAGCATCTTGGAAATCAGCAACACCTTCCAGAGTCAGGCTCCAAGACTTGGAGGTAGCGATGGAGGTAGCGAAACCTCTGGTCTCGTCGTCGTAGGTAACAACGTCTTCAGAGCTCGTGTCAGTTTCCAGAGCAGCGTTGGTCAGACCATACAAGCGAAGAGGCTTGTCAGTACCGGTCATGCCATACTGAGTACTCTCAACGGTGAAAACACCAGTCGTTGCGTTGTAAGCAATGGTTGAGTTGGCTGCAGCGATGTTCAGGTTGTCACCAGCAGTAGTGGTGTCAGTCTTTAGGAAAGCAGCGGGCTGAGTCGTGCCAGTAGCAGTGGTGACGCCAGTGAAAGCGATATCAACGCTGCTAGATGCTAACGGAAGGAAGTAAACGTCGTATCCGAACGCGGATGAATAATTTGCCATGGGTGAAAAACCGGTTTGCCCGGAGAAAGTGCAAATTCGGGGGGTTCACCCCACTAAATTATTGTTCCTATGACTCTGGTAGCCTACAGTTTGCTCTGTTATGGGTTAGGGTTAATAGCACCCTCTTCAGGAACTAATATCATAGTTTGAACGCGAGCAGTCAAACCACTCGAAGTAGCAACTGTCTCGATGGCTCTAGATCCACCAAAAGTTGACAAGATAATATCCCTTGTAGTATTGATATATGTGCCGTCAGCAGGATCCCACGCTATCAAAAAGATCTTCCACGTCGTCCAGAAATCGCTGTTGCCAGTAATGTAATTTTTTCTTCTAGTATCACCTACGTCGTGAATAATACACTCAACACCAGCCACCTTTTCTAAATTAGGTAATTTCTTACCTGGCGTAACAATCGCAAAAGACTTGGATGTTACACCTCCAGTAAAAGTATAATCGCCTAAGGTATTAACAAAGCTTGTATTAGCCGCAAGAGTGTTATATATTACTAATGGCGATGTGGCAAAAGTTTGTGCCATTAATGAGCTAAAAACTCCATTTTAGTGTGCCATTGGCCGGAAACATATAGCTGACAACCGCTAAAGCGCTTATGAGAAGCCCACTTGCCTGCATCATCTTCACGGTTGTCGAAACAATATCTCAATGATTGACTGCTCCTTTCCCCTTCGCGAGAAGGCATTTGAGTATTTATTCAATCTTGAGGCGATGACAACAAAAGAAGCGAAACGCCTTTGGCGTGAAAGTATCAAACGTGCTTGGGAAAACAAATGCGCTTACTGTGACACACCTCCAATTGACGACAAAAGCCTCACTGTTGATCACGTAAGACCTAAGAGCAAAGGCGGGGAAGACAGGACTAGTAACTGTGTTCCGGCCTGCAGCAGATGTAATCACTCCAAGGGGTCTCTTTCTTGGAGAGAATGGTATCGCATGCAAGATTTTTATAATGCTTGCAACGAAGACCGCATCGAAGAATGGCTCAGAACTGGTCGTGTATTCGATTACAGCGTCAAGAAATGATCAAATCTATTGCAACATTTTCTTGACAGAAATACTTGCTATTAAATTCAGGAACCTTGATCATAATAGATTTATGACATGGTGAAGTCAAAGCTCTAATTTGATTTGACGATGAATGCATAGCAATCACCATGCCCTGCACAACATCACCATTGTTACGCGGGGCCAATATAATTAAATCATCGCATGTGTAACACAAGATAGACGGAGGTGGCCCTTGTGCTGATTCCTTCAGATCCTTGAATGCGAACAGCGCCCAAACAGGGAACATACGTTTTTCCACAAGAGCCATAGCAGCAGCGCCAAACTCGGCGTTAGGAATATCCCTGTCTTCTTTCAGTTGATACATACAGAAATCTTCCATTGTAAATGGCTTTCTAGATTTCTTTGGATCTCTGTTGATATTCGCCAGGAGAGACGTCTGCAAGGCCTGTGGAGCCTCTGCATAGTGCAGGTCGCGTCGATGCATCGTTAGCGACTTTTCGTAGGCTTCTAGGACGTATTTGTAAGGCAGACTGCTGTAGCTATCAAACGCAAATTCTTTATCACCGGAGAAGTGATATTTCAAAAACCAATAGATTTCAGCGAAATCTATTTCTTGATCTTCTTCTCCTCTGTCGACTTTCCCAATATTTCTTTGATTTCTTCGTCGCTCTCCTCAGCATCAGTTGGCTTTACTTTGTTCTCTTCTAACTCGTAGAGCTCGGCTAGTTGCTCGATAATGGCTGGCTCTAACTCTAAAGTATCATCTAAATCCCATTCTGGGTCAACACGACTTTTTAGCAAGATTGTAGCGACTGCTAAAGCTCTTTTCGCCTGCGTATCAGCCATAAGTGCCGTCAGCTCTGCAATCTCCTCTTGAAATTTATTAGCGATATCTTTTTCCGTCTTAGAGCTGACTTCGCCTGAGAGCACTGACATCAAAGTCCTATAAGCATCTTCTCTGGCTAATTTAAATGCTAATGCTATAGAATTTGACAGTTTTACGATATCTCTGATAGTACCAGACGATTGAGTAAAGTTATCAACAAAGCTTTTCTCAGCAACAGACAAATATCCTCTTCTCTCTATCTCGAAGACGCCGACATCGTCGTTACCAATTTTGAACTGAACCGGCTTAGCCTTTGGCTCAACAATAAAAGGCAACCGTGCCATAAAGACCTCAAAAGCGGTCTAGTATGCCTATAACAATTCCTTGAGGACAGTGCTACCGAGGAAATGAAAGAAGTTTCTCTCTAGCTCGCCCTGGAAGTCAAACTGTTCTACTGGACCATCGCCTGTTAATACTGACGTCACCCACGGCCTGCCGGGGTAAAAAATACTTACATTTGGATCATACCCAGACTTGATGTATCCACCATAATGGACGATTGCAGCATACTCCTCGTCATATTTGATTACGATATCATCGCCATCTACTGTGACTCTGCCTGAGTCTCTCAGATTGCCTGTATCAATAATATCGCGCATGTCGTCATGCCAGTTCCAAACGTTGGCTTCCATCGCATCGTCTAGCGTTGCATGCAAATCGTTTGCAATGATTTTCATGCTTTGCCTAAACGCTTTTATAGCAGCATCAGGAAACTTTTCACTGATACTAAGAATCTTTTGTATGCGACCCTGATTAACTTTGAGTTTGACTTTTGTTGTGCTTTTACCCTTTATACCATCATACGCTTCAAATACAGCACCAAAAGACTTTAGGCTTCTTTGCATTGACCGCAAACCAGTTATTCTTGCAGTCATTAGTTTTCGAGCTCGCCGCCCTTGATTTGTATTTCTACACCGCCGATGTTTGGATACAGGATCTTGTCTATACCCTCACCACCAAAGATACCACTCGATCTCTCTACGATCCCAGTAAGAGTGCGATCATTGCCTTGCTTAAGTAGTATCTCAGTGCCTGGAAGCAATATTGTCTCTTGTTTAGTTATATCCGTGAATCTTAGACTTTTCAAATTATCTGTTTCCCAAGCAAAGGTAGACGCGATTGTTGCTTTCTGCAGTGCATAGCCTCTGTAGTAAAACTGATCACCAGTTGCACCAGGCATCATTAAACCGCCAAGCTCTGCTGGTAGTGGCACTTTTCTAGAGCCTGACGAGACACCGCTATATTGAATTCTTTTTAGAAAACATCGTATCAAAAACGTATCGCCCGGAGCCTGTGTCGGCCTACCATTAACGACAGATATCTGACCAGTTGTGGCAACCCTAAGCCTGGTATTTGCGTATGCCAGTAAAGGGCTTGCCATCGACACTGTACCTCTAGTTTATGTTGCCTAGTTTCTTGATGAGTTCTTCTCTAGCTTTTTGCTTGCACATTTCTTTGTACTTGCCTACATCGCAGTGATCAACTTTTTCCCACTCACTTTTTTCTATTTTCTCTTGCATAGCTTCGAACTGCTCTTTTTCATATATATACAAACAATCGACGTGTTTAGAACATGCATGATTTATTCCCTTTCTCAAGCAATCAAAACTATACTTTTCAGTAACAGTTGTTTCGTTAAAACAAACATCACATCTGCCTTGCTTCCACTCAATATGCTCTTTGCAGCAATCTGAATTGTAATCGCCACAAACTTCGCAAACCCAATCAGCGTTAGCCAATAAGTACAGCATTACTTGACTGTCTTTTACTTCTTGATAATCCATGCAATCACTTACTACTAGTCATATTACCTTTTCTGTGCTCTTTAATTTTATTGTAGGCTTTATCCCATTTTTTTATAAATTTCTGCCCCTGCTCACGAGTCAAAGCCCTTTCAGCACAATTCATGGCTTTCGCCATCTTTCTGATTTGCTTTTGCTCATTCATACTATTGGCTTCCAATAAAAAAGCCCCGTAAGCACCATACGAGGCTTCAAGTCCCAACAGAGAAAGGATCGATGATCCAACTGCATCTTAACGTGCAGTGCTGATCATGCAAGGCTATTAATATTGTCTCAAGCTTTTCCTTGAGGCTCGTAGCGCTTGCCTCTGTAAGTAAGGCGGACAGGAGAAGACAGCACTTGCTTGATCCAAGCCTTGTGGTCTTCCTGAGGGGAGGCAGTGTTGTACTTAACGCCTCTGTAAGTAGCTGTTGTCATGAGAGAAGTCCTCGCTTTCGTAGTGAATGCTACACCAAAAAGCGCGTTCCTTCAATTAACGTTTTCGTCCCAGTCACAAGACAAATCAGTTGATTCTTTGATCACCTGAACAATTTCTTCAACCTGTGCTTGTGAGTAGCCCTCTACCAATACTGCTCGACCGATAATCTGTTTAGCGCCAGAGCAACTAAGAAGATAAGCAAACAATAAAGGCGTCAAAGACATAAGGATGAACGCTCCGTTCCGCGTTAACCTACTTCCGTCTTTGTATCAAACGATACAAAAGATGAACGTAAACTAGATTTCCTACTAGTCTTTCCAAAAAACATGCTCACTTGATACACGTTTTGGTACTACTTGGCTGTAACTGACCAATTTCCCCTCTTTAAACTTCAATTCCATTTCAGGAATCGGCTCAAACTTGTTCGCAAGCTTCGCAGGATAGATCTTAATGGTCTTACTGATGTACACAGCCTGCACCAACCCCTTTTTACCTGTCTCGACAATCCTGAAACTGTTAAACAACGACGCATGCGGATCATTCGCAATCTCAAAATCCGCAGTGCCGTCATAGTTTGGCGTATACAGGTGACAATCTGGGCTCA